CCACGAACTGCTTTGTGCACAAAGCCAATAAAGCTCTTTGCACTTTGGATAGATTTTCTAACCAAACTTACGACGGTGCTCCGTCTCTTACGGTTCTCCGACACGCATCGATAATAGCGCATCTTCAATCCCGCCTCCCGGCTCGCCCGATTGAGCTTAATCCAATCATCGTCAGTAAAACGACAGATAAAAGGAGAGTGCTTATGCCCATAAGGAATGTGGAAGCCGAGCAACCGCTCAGCTTGTTCAAACCAGAGAGCAGAAATAGCACGAAGCCCGCGTTCACGCAAAAGATTCGCGTGAGCGACGATTTTCGCGGCTGACTCGAATTTTGATTCATAGTGTGGCACTTCCGAAAGTTTCAAAGGTGTGACATCGACGCCGTTAAAAGCGTCAACGCCGCAAGATTCAGCAAAAGCTGAATTTACGCAGGATTTATCCTCATTAACGATAAAACCAAAATTGGTTAAAACATTGATGATTGGATAAGCGTACTTTGATTCCACGATGATGTCATCGCCAACGATATCTAGTACGAGTGAGTCACGATCCCCACCATTTACTCGCCACCACCCTAATATTAGGGTATATAGCGATATCGCAAGAAAAGGAAAGCATAAAGCCGACCCCATCGGTGCGAACTTCTCGTATCGACCGCGAATTACGCCATCAATAGAGTAAAACTCAGATCTGCAATAAAGCACATCTTCGAGTAGATCGGGGACGAGCGACCACAACTCACGCACAAGTGCCAGAAAATTTCTGTCTGACGCTCGTGATAAATCAAGAGTTGCTAATGTTTTTGTAAGGGAAGCAATGAGGGCTTGGGCCCGGTTTCTCGACTGGTCTGTGAAATGAACATGTTGCCCCATCGAAGAACTTTCGACACGGGTATATATCCAGTTACGCAGACCTTGTTGCAGATATTGGTTCCAAGTAGGTTCCACTGCGATTAATCGAGGTCCCCTCGAGTCCTTTGGTACTAACTTGACCTTAGAAACTCGAGACTCCAATTCTAGGCGCGTATTTCGCGCTGAAGCTACTTGCTTATGAGAGATAGATTCAAAATCATCACTCCCAAGTAAACAAGAACCCCAATACTCTGCAAGAGAATATGGGATAGGAATTT